TAAAACAGTTAAAAATCAGTCCGGGAACTTATTCTTCCCTGATAATGTATTCTCATTATTACCTACTGGAACTCTGGGTAATACTTATTATGGTACTACTCCTGAAGAGTCTGATCTTATGACTAATCAAAGCAATGCTGATGTTCAGATAGTTGATACAGGTATTGCTGTTACTACAGAGCTGGAGACAACTCCTGTAAATGTTAAGACTACAGTTTCAGGAATTATGCTGCCGAGTTTCGAGAGGATAGATCAGGTCTATGTGCTTAATGTGCACACTGCCTAATCAAACTAAATATAATTAAGTGATAGGGTCCAGGAATGGGCCCTATTATTGAAAGGGGTGCAATAAATAATGAGTAAGGTTAAAGTTAATTTAGCAAAAAAAGTTAAATATCATGGTGAAAGAAATACAGCTGGTGCTGAGATAGAGATTGATGAAAAAGATGTAGAATTCTTTAAAGAAAATGAATTGATTTCTGAGGTTAAAGGCGAAGTTGAACAAAAGAATAAAGCACCTGAGGAGCCAGATGAACCAAATGAAGAAAATGATAATTCAGATAAGGAAGAAAATGAATTTCCAACTGATGAGAAACTGGATGAAATGACAGTAGCTGAATTAATGGATGTTGCTCAGGATTTACAACTTGAAGGCAGAAGCAGTCTTAGGAATGACAAAGATGAACTATTAACTGCAGTAAAAGAAACACTTGCTGAAAAAGACGGTGAATAATAATGGTTGAGTTTGCTACCTTAAGCGAAGTTAAAGATTATTTAGAGATCCCAGAAGAAATAAACCAATATGATAAAAAGCTAGAAATGTTATTAGCTGCAGGTAATTCTAAATGTGAAAAAGTGACCAGAGAGTTACAAACTGATCCAGTCTTAAAAGTCAGCGTCTGTAAATATGTTGATTTCAACTTTTCCAGAAAAACTGGCGCTGAATCAGAGTCTGATGAGGATTCAAGTGTTAAGTATAATGTCAAAAATCAATTCGGACAGTTTTCTGATGTTCCGGCCGAGGTTATGGATATGTGGGAAGATTATGTAGATGAAGAAAATGAGGAAGATTCAGGCTCGACTATTTCAGTGGACTTAATCTGAGGTGGAATATATGGATTATAAAAATGTAACAGTAACCAGACAGGTAGATAGCGTTAATGATAGTTCTGGATCTGATTATAATTTTGATGATGGGGCCGGGACTGATCCGAGTTTTGAAACTGTCATTGAAAATTATCCCTGCAAAATAGTTGAGAATGCAGCATCTTATAATACATCTGAACAGGGTGAGTCTTACACTGGCAGCGCTCATTTAACCGGTGTGCTTACAGATAAACTTAAAGAAGGCGATATTATAGATGGCCAGTATAAAATAGTTTGTCCGATACGAAAGCCTTTTAACAGGAAAGTAAAATGCAGCTTAGTTAGGTTAAGTTAGGTGATTATAATATGGCACAAAATGCATGGATAGAAGTTGATTTTAAAGGCTTAGATAAAACAATTCATCAGTTTCAAAAGATTAAGAGTGATGTTGAAACAGAACTTGAAACTATAATGCTGCAGGCCGCTTTTATTTTAGAAGCTGAGGTTAAAAGACAAATAACTAATATGGGGCTTGTTGACACCGGGACTCTGAGAGCCAGTGTTTTTTCATTCGTCCGCAATAAGTTTGGTTATGTGGATGGAGTTGTTGCGACTCCAATGGAGTATGCGCCCTTCGTTGAATACGGGACCGGCCAACGCGGAGCAGAATCCGGACATCCTAATAAACCTGCATGGTATAAATACGGTGATTCCCCTGGTATTCAGGCTTATAAGTTCATGCATACAGCCTGGGAGAATGCTAAATATAAAATAATCGCTTATGTACAGAGAGAAATCAGGAAGTTGGTGAGCTTTGATGTTGGATTTACTACAGGCTTTAGAATCTAAGCTGCTAAATAACATTACTGCTTTAGATAAAATAAGGCCTATGACTAAATTTAATCAGTTGAAACCGGATGAAACTGGCCCGGGGTTTGATAAATATGCTATATGTCATGAAATTGTTACTGATCATAAACATAAAAACAGAAAAGGAATATTTGAGACACCATTTTTTATTAACTGTTATTCTAACGTCAGCAATGGAGATATAGCAGTTATCTGGTTTATTTCAGAAGTTAAGAAAGTTTTAGATGAAGCTGATCTATCAAATGCAAATATCAAAACTTATTCAGTTGAATATGATGAATCATCACCTCAACCTGAGTTCAATGAAGTTCTGCAGGCCTGGCAGTCAGTTGTAAAAGTAAAAATAAGGTGGCGTGAATTATGAGTATAATGGGTCAATCAATAGAAGCGGTCAAAACTATTTTAGTTGCTAATACAACAATAAACTATGACTTTACAGGCTATTTTGATGACTTTGTGGCTGAAGAATATCCTGCAATTTGTGCTGAGCCAGATACAGGCCAGTCATTGCTCGGGAATGGGCTCAATTTCAATTATGATGATGGTGGCAGGGTAAAAGTATATTATGTTGAAGAGGCGCCAGAGAATAGAGATATGACAGCTTTTATTACTAAAGTAGACAGTTTGGTTGAGATTATAAAACAGAACCCCAGATTAGATGGAACGCTTAATCAGGGTGTTAATATTACAGTTAAATATATGAGACGCGGTCCTTCTGATAATATCGAATTTATTTCAATGATATTAATCGAGGGTAGAAATTATTATGACAATTTATAGAAGGAGTGAGATAAATGGGAGCAACAGGAAGAAATTCTGTTACAGCAATAGGAGAGCAGGCTGATAAAGCTACAGCTGCAACCACTCTAACTAAATTGCTGGCAACAGGCAATAACCTTGAAGATAATATAAATACTGTTCAGAGTGAAGCACTGACAGGTAATAGATTTGCTGCTGATGGTTATAAAACGTCCGAGGGTCCTGGTGGAGATATACCGGCAGAAGTATCAAGACAAACTCTGCCAATGATATTAAAACATGCTATAGGTCCAGAACAGGCTGCACCAGAAGACTTAGGGGCTGGAAGTGGACCGTATAAACACACTTTTCAACCGGGCCAGAGCTTAGATAATTGGTTGACTTTCCTTAAGTTTTTCTCAGACGATCCATACTGGGAGCTTTACAAAGGTTCTAAAATAAGTCAGCTGCAGTTTAGTTTATCCGAGCAGTCAATTATTACTTATACTGCAAGCATCTTATCAATCGAAAGTGAAAACGGTACAGGGCAACCCTCGGTATCACCTGACGAAAATACAGGAGCAAAACTATTTAGCTGGGAAACAACAGCTACCTGGGATGCAGGCGGAACAGATAATGATATAACTGCAATTGTTGATGAGTTTAGTTTTACTCATAACAATAATATTGATGGTGAAGACTATGGATTAAGTCAGAAGCGCAGAAGTTTAGATGCACAGGGTGGAGAGCATAATATAGATATTACAATGCAGTTTAGCGCAGAAGATTATGAGACAATTAAAAGCGATGCTAAAGAAAATAATATCATTCCACTTAAACTTGATATTGGTTTAGCAAGTGATGACACTACACCGTTTTTAACACTTGACTATCCAAAGCTAAAGATTACCCAGGCTACCGCTAATATTAGTGGACCAGATAAAGTAACTGTTAGTGTTCAAGCAAATGCTTTTTGGGATACAGTTGCAGAATATAATGTTGCAATGATGTTAACTGATGATCAAGACACAGAATATTAATCAATACTACTAACAGGCCTGTAAAATGGCCTGTTTTTATTTAAATTACTTAAGGAGGAATAAATTATGGTTGATGATAACAAAGTTGTAGAGATGGAAGAAAGAAAAGAGAGGGTTGAAGGTGGTTCAGAGCCTAGAGAAGATTTTGAACCAGCCCCTGACCAGGAAGAAAATAATTCAGAAGAGTTAACTGTTGAAATTGGAGATAAGTTTTTAATTATCAGAGATGGAAATAAATTTGTTAAAGGTAAGAAAAAGCCTAATTACGGCCTTAAAAAGAAAATGAAAAATTTAATGAGACCTAATAAAATGACTGTCCGCGGCGAAAATGAGCCGGTTGATATGTATTTGAGTGATTATGAGCTGAATAAGGACCTTGATTTATACATTTTGCATAAAATGTTAACAGATTGGTCCAGAGAAGATAAAGTTACTTGGGGCAATATTTTAGATGATGAAGAGCTGCAAGAACTACTTGATAAGTTTGCTGAAGAGTTCAAAAAAATAAATGAACTTACTAAATCTAAAAAAGATGATTCAAAAAACTAAGGCATGAAATTCTTAAAGTAATCTGCAGGAATAGGGTATTAGGAAAACCAACTGAGCCACGCCCCGGCACCGACAAAACTTATTATAATCAGCTTAACCAAGAAATTGATGAGGTTAAAATGATGTGTAATACAAATATGGGTGGTTACTGGGAAATTGCTCATCTGCCTTATTCTGGTGGTTTTTATGAACAACCTGCAGATTTAATTGAAAGCGTTATGGAGATTATTAGAGTAATGAATAATGCTATTTATAACAATAAAGATGATAAATAGAAAGGATGGTGAATTAGCAAATGAATGAGAGTGTTGCAATAGAAATGGCAATCAGAGCTAGAAATCAATTTAACGGACCTGCAAACGACATGATCAGAAAAGTTAGAGAAATGAAAAAACAATTTGCAAGTTTTGCTACTTCCATGATCGGTTATGCTAAAAAGATTTCAGCAGCAGTTGCCAAAATGCATGCAGCTATAATGAAGTTGCGAAATGCTCTTAGAACTTTAAGAGATGTTGCTTTAAAAGCATTCACAGCTTTAGTTGCTTTGACCGGTATCCCTATTTACAAATTTGCTAAATTTGAGCAGGCAATGGCTAATGTAAATACATTGCTTGATACAAGCTCTAAGAAATTTAGAGAATTACAGGACGGTGTAATATCAGTATCAAACCGAGTGGGAGAATCTGCAGAAAGTCTTTCTACCGCTTTATATGATATCGTTTCAGCTGGTGTTGATGCTGGCAATTCCATTGGTGTTTTGGACTTATCAGCGAGAGCGGCTACTGCAGGAATGACTGACACCCAAACAGCGGTAAACGCTGGTATAGCTACAGTAAATGCTTTTAATTTAGAAATACAAGATTTAACAGAAGTTTTTGATTTACAATTTCAAACAGTTAGAAAAGGTGTAATTACATATGAGCAGTTATCAAACGCTCAAGGTGAATTGCTACCTTCCGCAAGGAAACTTAACGAAAGCTTAGAAAATATGTATGGTTCTTTAGCTTTTGTTACTAAAAATGGTTTAAGCGCTGAAATGGCAAGTACATCTTTAGCAAGGGCTTATGATGGACTAATACAGAAAAGTAGCCAACTGGCTGACGCCGGTGTAGAGGTTTATAATGAATTTGGTAAATTTAGAGGAATCGTAGATATTGTAGAAGATTTATCTGATAGGTTGGAAGGTTTATCAGATCAAAAGATGCAGGATGTGCTCCAAAGTATAGGTTTTGAAATCAGAGCTGCAAGAGCTATAATTCCAATGATTAAAAATGTTGATGGTTTAAGAGAGAGCGTTAATGCTATGTCAGATTCAACTGGCAGCATGGAAGATGCTTTTAAAAAGGCTGCTAACACTATTTCATTCAGATTTAACAAGGCTAAAGAACGAGTTACTAA